AGGTCTGAGCCATTCTGCCCTTAACCATCGCTTCCTTTAGAAGAGTAAGATAAGTATCATAATCCAGGTCAAAAGTATCCTCAAGACCAATAAGCCTCAGTATTCTTGCATCAATAGTTTCTGTTGCATTAGAAGGCATTTGCTTGCTGGTGCTTTAATTTTTCTTCTTCAAGATGATTCTGTAACATTACAACATAGACATCTCGTTCCCAAGGTATCATATTTTCAATCTCTGTTAATGAATATTTATGGTATTGCATTAAGGAAAAATTAAGTTCATAATAACTCATCAAATTCATATGCACCATTCCTATGCGAAAAAAGATGCTAGTCCCTCAATTACTACTTCATTTTCAACTTGAGTAACTGGATTTGTTACTGTAATGGTATGGGATAACTTAGGCATTGTCTCAAAGAACTTTTCAATACCCTTAAACTGGGAAGAGTTCATAGAATCTAAGAAATCATTTACTTCTTTCTTAGTACAATCTGCCGCGGCCCATACTTCTTCTTCACTATAAATCTTATCAATACAAGTACCAATCAACTGGAAAGATTGATCCATTTGATTTCCTTCACTAAAATCAAAATTACTCTTAATGAATTGCTCTAGTGATGGATACTTCATCTCCATCATTAAATTATCATCAAGCTTAACTTGCTTATTATGCTCTTCACTCTTTTGGACTTGAATGTCGTCAAGATTAATTTTTACAGGAACTTGTGTTTCTCCATCATCAGGACAAACAACATTAACTTCAAGTTCTTCTCCTACAGACTTACCACGAATATTGAGGAACAAGAATTCAATATCAAAAGTAGGTAATGCTTCTACTTTAATTCCTTTTGTAAGAACACAGGCTTTAATAACAGATTTAATAGCAGTTGTAATTTGTTTTGTATCTTCACTTTCTAATGCAATTACAAGTAACTTTTCTTCCTTAACAAGAAAAGGTCTATATTTAATTGTATCTCCAGTAGAAGGCAATTCCAACTCATATGTCGGAGTAGCAATTTTTGGTAAAGGCATAATATCCTATAGGTATTTCAGTATGGTTATTTATATCTAATTTAATCAACTTGTAAGGTCTTCTCGTTGAGGAATTGAACTATCCGCACCAGCTTTAGCTAGAAGTGAATTAGGGTTACTAAAAGAACCTAAATCTGCTGCAGATGTAAGATTTGGTTCTAATTTTGAAGCAGTTGCCGCAAAATCTGGAGTCTGAATAACCACATATCTCAGATAAGTCATTGCAACAGTACACTTTAATAAGCTAGAAGTATCATAACTCACAGGCATTGAGGTAATGCTTATAGGATAACTCTTAACAAATTCATAGGTCAATTCATTCATATAATCCCTTTCAAACTTTTTAACTCTTAATCCTGTTGCAGTATATCCATCATCACCATCAGGATACCTTGTCCTATAACTATAATCATAACGTCTTGGATCATTTTGATTTTCATTCATAATATAACTTTGCCATGCCTCAAAAAATCTAATAGGTAAGTAATTCTCACTATCAACATAGAAAGTTAAATTAATTCTATCATCAAATACTCTTCTATATGCATGTCTCTCAGTAACTCCTGTAAAATTATTATTAATTTCCATGGTGGCCAGATTAGACCCAGGCAATGTTGCTTCAGTACACATCAAATTCAATTGTGCTTGCTGTCCACCAGCATTAGAAAGCATTCCCCTTAAAGCATTAGGAATTCCTATCTCAACACCATAATGAGAAGTTAAAGCAGGACTAAGTATATTATTCTTAATCTGCTGCATCGTCTTGGGAGATTTTGTTCCATTATCTCCATATTCACTCTCATTACCCCATCTTGGTATTCCTTTTAAATCTGTAGCAGGATTATCTCCAAATACATTCTCAACACTCCTATTAATATCAAATGGGTTGTAAGGAAGGGTTGCCATTTATAAATACTAGTTGATCTTATATATTATGTATAAAGGATAATGGCGGAAAGTATTAAAAGTATATTTAAACCTTCCCATCCAAGAAAATATAAGGGTGATGTAAGTAATATAATCTGTCGTAGTAGTTGGGAAAGGAGATTTTGCAATTGGTGTGATAATAATAAAAGTATCTTAGAATGGGGAAGTGAAGAGTTTTGGATACCATACCTTTCACCCATAGATAATAGGACTCATAGGTACTTCCCAGATTTTATTATTAAAGTAAAAGAAAGTACTGGTGATGTAAAAACTTATGTTATTGAGGTTAAACCAAAAAGACAAACCAAACCTCCAGTCAAAAAGAAAAGAGTATCAAAATCTTACATCTATGAAATGAAAACATATTCAGTAAACCAAGCAAAATGGCATGCTGCATCTGAATGGTGTAAAGATAGAAAGATTGAATTTAAAATTATTACCGAAAACGAACTAGGTATTAAGTAATGACAGATTCTTTTGGGTTTGATAGCAATGAAGAACAAGCATTACTATTAGAAAAAAACCCCACAGCAAGAGTAGAAGAACTTAAAAGGAGAGTTGAAGCAGAAAATACATCAGACCCAGAAGAGATAATGCTTATTATTATGGAACTCTTTAATATAGAAGTATTATATCCTGAACCTGGAAAGTTCTATACCTTTGTATATACACCCAAAACACCAGATATTGATTATGACCAACATCCACTCATTGCTTGTGTAGATATATTTAAGTGGGGATTTAGAGGTCTTAACTTCCACTGGCAACAATATAGAAATTATACCTGGGAAGAAGTGCTGGGTAAACTTCATTTAGTGGAATATCAAGAGGTAGATGAGTTGCTTGCATTACAATACGGTAAATTCCTCCTAAATAAATAAAAAGATTGTATAAATGGCTGATACTCTCGGTGGATCAACTCAAAGGCAAAAAATTTGTTATGATAATGATGGCATACAAGCATGTAATGAATACTTTGGAATAACAGACCTTAAAACAAATAAGACTGAATGGCATAGAGATGATAAATTTCGTGCTCCTGCTTTTGCTGGATGGAGTTTAGGAGAAACAACAGTTATTGGCGTATATGATCCAAAAACAAAAAAATTCACACCTAATGATAAGGCGACAAAATCACAAGCAAAATACTTTACAAGTAACGAAGGTCAAAAACATATAGCAAACTCAACAATAACATCAAATACAAAATCATTAAGAAATCTTGGTAAAAATTCAGAAGAAGCACAACAACAAGCAGAGGAAATAAGTAAAGGTAATTATAGCCATCCCACAGAGGATAATAAAGAGGATACTAAACCTGCATCCGATGATCCTGATGTTAACCCAGAGTCGGGTGAAAATAAAGAAGGCACTAGAAATAATTTTGGAAAGTATATGTATCCATTGACCCTTGGAGAAACAACTCAAGATATACTCAAAATTGATATGTTAGAATATAGACCACAATCAATTGATGAGAATAAAAAATTTGGATCTACTGGTAGGAAGAAAGGAACAACAATAGGGTCAGTTATTCTTCCCATTCCTGGTGGTATTAAAGATTCAAATAAGGCAGAATGGGGTGGCGATAGTATGACTGCAATAGATATGGCACTTGCTGATATTGCAATGGGGGG